TGACTAAATCCAAAGGCTACGTCAACACGGAGCTGGCAACGCTCGCCCTCGATCGGGAACTTCACGGCGGCGAGAGCGGGATCGCGGCGCCTGAGATCCCCGATCAGTTTGAGCGTTGAGGCGTAGATATGCTCCTTGAATACCAGAGCTTTTCTGCTTCGGAATACCCGCCCCCCCACGGCCATGATTCGATTCGCTCCGGCGACGATCCGCGGGACGCGATAGGCAAGTATAATCACCATCCCCCAGGGGAGTTCAGTCATCGTCTGTGCGAGATCGTTCATCGCGTCCCTCCTTTGTGAGTGCTACTGTGAGTGCTACCGTTCTTCGGATTTCCTCTTGTAGCCCGTAGCCTTTTACTGCCTTCTCCCCTCGCATGCGCGCGCGTGTGTACGCGCGGGTGTGTTTGTAGTAGTGACTAATGAAGAGATTCGAGAGCCAGCGGATAACGGATCGCTTCCGCGGCTCGAGGATCGATCCCCTCCACTCCCCCAGAAGCCCATCGCCGTGATGTGTCCATACGTACACAATAGGGGGTTTCCCTGGTCTGGCTACTACCTCCAGGAACAAAAACTTTTTTCCCATTTCACCCCTCCTGCACAGCGCGGGCTCCTTCAGAAAGCCCGCGCGTTGTGCTTGTAAGCTACTAGTATTCTTTCTTTATATATTCTTATAAGATTATTATGTCCTGGAAGTTGTTGAATTTGCACAGGTTGCAGCGCTAAAATGCGTAAATTTTGACACAAAATGCGTAATTTTTGCGCATTTTCCTTCTGGCTGGATCGAATTCTCCATAAAGTTATCCACATTTTCGGGCGAGTTATCCACATTCCCGTAAAATGCGTAAATTTTGACAATTTGGAATAATGCGTAATTTTTACGCATTTTAATACCTGTACTATATTAAGGACGTTCAACATTTCCCGAGTACCTTTTTCATATCCAATTTGCCAGCGAGCCCCTTCATGATATCATCTACCTGATGCGAACGTTTCTTATGTAGTGCAACTCCATTCTCGTAAAAATCGCCAACCGTGAGTTTTGCCTTTCTGATCTGGATTTGCATTTTACAGCTCCGCCCTCGTGTGATTTTAAGGATTTCAATAAACGGCGGCGCCTCCCTTCCGGCTGGCACATCTCCGAAATGCCCAACCGCGAGCTCTCGGATGCAGCGCGTCACCGTGCTCCGGGATAGATTAAGGGCGTCGACGGCTTCGGCGGCCGTGCATTCTACGACGCCCTTCTCTTTGCCCACCCATTTTGCAATGAGCAGGAACCAGAAATAGAGCTTGCAGGCGGCCGGCGAGTATGCCCACAGATAGGGTATGAGCCCCCTCGATGTAGGCACGTACGACGGCCGCCCTTCATTGTTTCCCTCTCCCACGCCGCCCCTCGCCGGTTATAGGCCCGCCATTCTCGCCGTTGCGTCCGCGAGCGTCGTCGAGACCTCGCCCTTATTGACCTGTTCGCTGAGTTCCCGCTCGAGCTGCTGCTTGCTCTTTTTGGCTGGGTCCTTCTCATTCGGGGGCTTCGAGATTGTCTGTACGGTCTTCAAATCCTTCGGGTCTTTTGGCACCTTGTCTCCTCCCTTCTCTTGTTTCTCACCCTCTGTGGGCGGCTCCTGCTCGATCTCCATGTAGACGCGGATTTTCATGCCGGGCTCTACATCCATCGCGAACGAGAGCGCTTCCGCCGCGTCAGTCTTACTATCGGGCCGGAGCGTGATCTTGCGCTGATCAACGGCGATTGAGCGGGCGGTAAAAGCAATGATTGAACTACGCGCCTCAAGATAAAAGATGCGCCTCGCATCTTTTGATGCCTCTGTAAGTTCCTTGGCAGCACGTTCCACATCCTCCACCGTGATCTCCGCCGGTGGTGTCTCCGCCGGTGGGCTCGATGAAGGGGGCGGAGCGGGCGTTTGGGGCTCCGCATCATCGCCGGGGTGATGGGGGGGATCCCCCGGCTCTTGCCCGCTCCGCTGCTCGAGTATCTGGCGGACCGTCTCGGGATTCTTGAGCTTACAGTATTTCTTCCCCGCCGGATCCTCCGCGTATTCAAATTCAGCGCCGAGCTCAACGAGCGCTGCTATCTGCTCGTGATAATCCGGCGCTATCGCCGCCAAATCCTCGCCGTAAATACCGCCGGGCGAGCCGATGAGGCGTCCGATGATCTCGGGATTCAATGTCTCTGGCACGTTCTCTCCTCTCGTTGCGAGCTTATCCACTACCGACATACTCTCTCCTTTCCCACCTGAAGCCTATACCGATAAATCCCCTTGCCCTCGATTTTCTGTGCATCTATTTTGTTTCTTCCAGCCAATACTCAAATATACTCTTGCCCTCGATCGGCCTTTTGTGAATATATAAACCGTTGTTCGGGTCTCTGTTTATTTCGCCCTTCCGATTCCTGAACGTATATAACTTTGCTTCGAGGAATTCGTCCGTATTGACATATTTCTGTTCTCGCAGCATCTGTATCACACGCTCGGCAACGGTCATGTCATGCCAGGGCTTGCGCGGCGTATATTCAAGCTCGAGCTGCATCGATCTGCTCCCTCAGTTCCGCCCTCGTTTCCCGCGCCAGTCGCAGCGCCTCGTTAGGGTCGTCGTCCATCGCAATTATCACACACATGAGCGGCCCGGTACCGAAGGCGGACGTTATGACGGCGTAGGTACTATTCAAGAGGCAACTCCATATTATCAGCCTGCCGCAGATCGCTCGCAGCTTCCAGGTTACGGATTGACTGTCTGTAGTACGATTCTTTTAATTCTACTCCGATACCTAACCGGCCTTGAAGTACCGCGCAATAGACTTCTGAGCCGACACCCATGAACGGGGTAAACACCTTCTCGCCCTTGTTCGACCACAGTACCAGCACCCGGTTTATTACGTCCAGTTGCAGCGGGTGAACGTGTTTCTCGTCCTCTTCGTCGCGGGATTGCTTGAAGGGCAATACATAATTGGTTCGTACATCATCCCAAAACGATGAAGCGTATTGCCTCCATATCCAATGTGAATATCTGTTGTGTATCTGGTTCTTTTTCCATCCACGGTATCGCAATAGCTCGGCGGGGATTTGTCGCTCCCCGTAATATTCGAGCAGTCCGTTCGGGTGCTCTATCGGGATCTTGTTCTCGCCCCGCCGCCTGAACGCTAACAGATAATCAGCCGACGCAACGCTACACCGCGAGCTATCCTCCACAATAGTCTTGTGTGCGAGGTTCTTCGCCATTGTTCGGTTCCGCACCCGTAGCGGTTCCTTCCATATCGCATAGCGGGCGATAAAATCAAAGCCGCATTCCTTGTGCAATCGGATAATATCGCCGGGGAAATCGGTTAGAATATCAATACCACTGTTACCGCTCGGCACGTCCATACAATGTACCGCCGTAATTCGCCCCGGCATCGTGATACGAAATAGTTCCTCGACCACAAAGCGGTAATGCTCGAAAAACTGCTTGTAGTCTAGGCAGTTCGACAAGTCTCGGGCATCGGATGAATAATGATATAGCCCCCCGAACGGCGGGGAATAGACTGAGAGGTGTATCGACTCATCCGGCATGGTTTTCATTACCTCTATGCAATCACCGTTATAGATCGCATATTCATCCGTTATCAATTGATCCTTTACAGCCATGCCGGGCGCACCTCCGCTTTCGTGTAATCATCCGAGCGCACTAGACTCAATTCCTTTCCCATAAACTCAACAAGGCGGGTGAACATTTCGTCCGCCTGCACCGCCTTACGCCGCATATTTTTCATCACCCGCTGTCCGCCCTCTGTTGTCACAACGTCAACGGTGACGGGCGAGGTCTGCCCGAATCGCCAGCACCGCCGCACACCCTGGTAATACTGCTCGTAGCTGTGCGACGGGAAAAATGTCACATGATGGCAACGCTGAAAGTTCAGCCCCCATGCGCCTATCTTCGGCTTTGTTACAAGTACCCGCGCTTCACCGTTCGCAAACGCAATGAACCGCTCTTCTTTTTTGTCGTCGCTGTCACTGCCGGCGATTTGCACACTATCCTCTATAAGCTTTTCAAGTATGTTTCCTTCATCGTTCAGGTGGCACCATACCAGCGCCTGTTCGCTGTGGTGATCGCCGACAAGCGCGGCAACCTTCTCGCACCGCTCTTGAATTGTGCGCCGCCTTTCTTGCCGCTGTTCTCGCAGGTCTCGAGCGGGCACTTCAAACAAGTACCCATCCGGCAATGTCATTGCCTTGACCAAATGCTCGTTCTCGTGCAGGGGCGGCAAAACAAACCGGTCATCATCAAACCCAAGATCCGATGGCTTACGACACGCCCGCGCCCAAGAGCATACCCACTGCCAGAACGGCGTTTCCGCATGGCCCTTGAGCCGCCACTTGATAACCTCGCCGTACATGCGGCCAGACGCGCTGTTATTCTGATCGTTTTTGAAAAAGCGGTTCAACATATCCATATAGCCGAGATACCCAAGCGCCTCCGAGCTTGTACCCAACTCAATGAAATCATTCGGCGCGGCAGTCGCGGTACAGAGTAGGCGGTATTTCATCTTTCGCGTAAACTCTGTTATCTCTTTTCGTCGCGCTCCATCAAACGATTTTAGGATACTCGACTCATCGCAGACCACTCCGGCGAAATCGTTGCGGTTGAAATAGTGAAGCCGCTCATAGTTAGTAACATTGATGCCAGGTCGGAGCGCCCCATCATTGCAACGGTGGCACTCTATCCCGAACTTGATTCCCTCTTGTATCGTTTGATGTGATACGGCTAGCGGTGTAAGAATCAAAACGGGGCGGTTTGTTTTTTGCACCACGTTCTGTGCCCACACAAGTTGCATTGGCGTTTTGCCGAGTCCGCAATCAGCAAAAATTGCAGCCCGCCCCTTTTGCAGCGCCCACTCTAATAAACTGTGTTGAAAGTCAAAAAGAAAGTCCGGCACCCATAGCGGATCGAACCCGTGATTGCCATATAGCTGCGATTTGTAATTCAAGAATACTTCGTACTTCATCGCTCCCGCCTCAGTTCAACGATCTTTTCACGCTAGCTATAAATATTTCCCGCATCCACTCCGGCATTTTCCACTCACTCATGATTCCATTTCCTCCTTATCTGAATCATCAACCGCCCGCCGTCGATAGCATCATCGACATAAAAAACATCGGCGCGCGTATCCGATTCAAACTCGAATACAAGCGTGATGTTGTTGTCGTACTTCTCAAATATGTCCTGCATCGCTTCATTGTCACGCGCGACACCTGCGAGTTCAATCACGATCCGCCTCCTGCATCCAAGTCCTGCATCCAAGGTACCGTCGGCTTTTCGCCGTATGTTTCGGTATAGGCTTCCACGTACAATTCGCGCAGGACATTGATGAGCGGTAGTACCCGCCTGTCACAGTTGAGCGAATGGTAGTGGATAATGCCCCTGAGTTTATCGAGTTCGCACGCGTTCATTATTTGACCCCCTTACGGTCCTTGGTATTCTGGCATTG